TAATGGTAATGGGACATTGTATTGTAGATTTAAATACATACAACACAGTTCGATACATGAAACAAGTAATAGAACAATTAAAATAGTAGCAGATGGAGAAACATCACCAGGTACTAATCAAGTTAACTTTGATGATAGTGGTGGAGGTTTCCCATAGGGTAGATTATGAAAGTAAGTGAATACAGAGAACAAATGGCTGAAAGAGTAGCTGTAATAGAAGCTCAAGTAATAGATATTTATCACGACATAAAAGAGATAAAAGAATTAGTAAAAGAGCAGAATGGTAGAGTACGTACGAATGAAAAACACATTGCACGTATAACTGCTGTTGGTATTGTTATAGCAATGGTATTAGGCTTATTATAGGAGAAAACAATGGAAGTAGATAAAGGGACTAAATTTACTCTCAGCATAGAAACAGCTATTAGTGTAGGAGTTTCTATATTTATGGTAGTAGGTCTATGGTTTAATTTGCAAGCTGATATAGAAGAAGCTAAAGCATTACCAGAACCTCCTGTAAGTAGAACAGAGTACGATTTAAAAGACCAAATGATTCGTAATAGTATTATGAATACAGAAGACAAAGTAGAGGCACTTGAAGATAAGGTAGATGACATTAAAGAAGATACCAGAAGTATTAACGAGACTTTACTAAACATGAACAATAAATAGGATGGATTATGCAAAAATTGATAAGTATGTGGTTATTGGGACTTGGTTTGTTTACCTCGTCGCTATACTCGCAATCAGTATCTTTGGATAGTTTTCAGCAGATACAAGCATTAAATATACAGAAATGTGCAGTAGTGCAGGTAAATGCATCTTGGAACTATCAAAACAGAGTTCATATAGAACAATTAGATAAGTTGTGTTATATAGCTGAAATAGATATTGAAAATAAAACAGTTGGTGCTGTAATAGTAAAAGAATGGGATATAGATATAGTTCCTACTATTATAGTATTAAAAGAAGGCGTAGAAATAAAAAGATTTGAACCTGGTATTTCTATGAGTTTTGATGAGAAAACTATTATAGAAAGTATTAGGAAAGAAGTTAGATAGGTAGTATATTTGACATCATGCGTAAAGTATTCGGAAATAATGCTAAAAAACACAGCAATGGAAAGAAGAAAACACGTCAAGGAATGTCTAACAATACTAAATATGGAACTAAAACTAGTAGCAAATACTATAAAAAGAAAAGTAGAGGACAAGGATAATGGCTAGAAAAAAAGATTCAAGACTTACTAGAGCTGGTGTATCTGGTTATAATAAACCTAAACGTACACCTAGCCATCCTAAGAAATCGCATGTAGTAGTTGCTAAAGTTGGAGACAAGGTAAAGACTATACGTTTTGGTCAACAAGGCGTTAGTGGTGCTGGTAAAGCTCCTAAAACAGCAAAAGGTAAAGCACGTAGAAAAAGTTTTAAAGCAAGACACGCTAAAAATATTGCTAAAGGCAAAATGTCAGCAGCATATTGGGCTAATAAAGTTAAATGGTAAGGAGTAATTATGCCGTACGGTAAAGGAACATATGGAAGTAAAGTAGGTAGACCACCGAAAAAAAAGAAAAAAGTAAAGAAAAAAGGAAAGAAAAAATAATGGCTAAAACAGTAAGTTGGTTGTGGGGTGGCAAACGTTATAAGGGCACTCTTATTAGAGAGACAAAAACACACAAATTTGCTAGAACGCATAATGGTAAAATTAAAAAAATTAAAAAAAAATAATTACTAACTAAACAGGAGACCAGTAAAATGGCAAAAGAAAAAACAGTAGACTTGAAACAAGAAGCACAAACTAAGATGGAATCTATGATTGAGCAACATAATGCACTTGTTCAAGAATTACAAGGAGCTAACGAACGATTAGCTGAAGTTAAACAAATGATAGTTGAGCATCAGGGATATATGAAAGGCCTAGAAGCTTGCGAAAAAGATTGTGAGGTAAAATAATGGGACCAATTTTAGGTAAATTACTTACTAAGCTAGGAACTGAAAAAGTACTAAAATCTATTGTACTTACATTAGGTGAATACTTAGTATCTAGGTCTTCAAACAAATTAGACGATAAATTGTTTGGAGAAATTAAAAAAGCATTAAAATAGGAGGTTTCATTGAAACTCAAAAAACGTGGTATCGTAATACCTGACCAGCATTATCCATTAGAAGATAGAGCTGCAGTAGAGTGTGTTAAGAAAGCAATACTGAAAGTTAAACCTAAGGTTTTTGTAAACTTAGGAGACGTAGGAGAATGGGAATCTTGTTCTGCTTGGAAGTACAAAGATAAAAAGTTACCACCATTAGAGTTTCAATTACCTTTAGTAGATGAAGATATAAGGTTAGTGAATGAAGGATTAGATGAATGGGATGAAGTACTTAAGAAAGTTAAATGTAAAGAAAAGTATCTCCTCCAAGGTAATCACGACCTCTGGTTGGATAATTTCGCTAACAAGTATCCCTATCTTAGTGATTATGCATTTTTTAAAGCGTGCAGAATCAAAGAAAGAGGATACCAATACACGGAATACAACTTACCAATCCAAGTAGGTAAGTTAGTATTCTTTCATGGTGCGTATGCGACTACGTATCATGCTAAGAAACATTTAGAGTCGTATGGTGAGAATGTTATGTATGGACATACCCACGATATACAACGACATACTATGACAAAGTTTGATGGCAACATTGGTGCTTGGTCTATGGGATGTTTAAAAGATATGTCACATGAAAATAATAAATGGTTGAAGGGTAGACTACATAACTGGGGTCACGCATTTGCTATTGTTGATTGGTTTGACAATGGTGAGTTTAAAGTAGAAGTAGTAGAAATAATTGATGGAAAAACAACCTTATGGGGTGAGTTAATTGACGGTAACAAGTAAATCTATCGGGGGAAAGTCTCAAGGGGTTTCTACTAATAATAGCAGAAGACTATATAACAAAAAGAAAAAGAGAAAGAAGAATGCCAAAAAAAGCTATAAACGTAAGTAACTTCAGCGGAGGAGTAAATAACAATACTAATTCTAGGGACTTAGCTGATAACGAATTTCAGATATTGAATAACGTTACTAATGAAGTTCCTGGTAAATTAAAAATGATTGGTATTCAAGAAGTTGTTACTACTGATTCTGGTATTAATGCTATAGATTCATTAAATTATGGTAACGGATTGTTGCATACAAATTTTGATAGAAACCTTGGTGCTCCTACAGTTATTAATGAAACAGAGTATTTGTTTATTAACGATACTACTAATAGCGAAGTAGAAATACTAGATGTTACTACTAATGACTTAGAAACAAATAAAATTAATTACGGTGACACTTCTTCAAGACTTGAAATGTATAACGTTGATGGTGCTATTAGAGTAGTACCACACTATGGTAATACTGGTAATACTCCTAAAGTATTTAGTTATTACAAGTTTCAAAGAAGAATGGGTGGAGGTAGCAATACAATAGCATACGATGAAACAGGAAACTATTTTACTACTGATTTATTTATAGCACCACTACGAAGCAGGCAAGGATATAATTACAATGTTGATACATTGTATAGCCATGTAGAACATGATGGTGAACCTCATTTTGACCCTTCTCAAGGTTCTGAAGTATACATACCTACAAACGTAGTTTTAGGTACAATAGTTAATAATAATAGATACAATTCAAGTTTTGCTACATTAGAAGCAGATTTAGATGATTGGGAGGAATATAACGCTGATGGTTATACTGTCAACAAAGAAGGTTCTATGGCATTTATACCTTATTTTAAAAATCATTCTGGTGAAGATGCTCAATCAGAAATACTTATTGATAATAATAAAAGATACGGTTTTTGGTGTTCAAAAATATATAAAGATTTTAATGGTATAGCTCAAGAGTCTGCTGCTGCATATATTGGTTTTGCACCTCAAAACGCTGGAGCAGATGGAAACAAACAAATTTTACATTTTGGCTTAGTAGGAAGATTTGGTAAAAGAGAAGCTAATTATTCTGGATTTAAAATATATTGGGGAATAATAGATGATTTTGTACAAGCCGATGGAACAAATACAACCATAGACGAAGGTTCTGTTGGAGCTAGATATTTATTCTGTGAAGTTGATTTTGAACAAGGATTTCGTTTAGCAGGTGATGAAAGTTATAAACCTTTTGGAACAGACCAAGTTTTAGTTTCTACTAGTCCTAACGTATACGAAGTTCAATACGTATATCCTGCTACTTTTTATACAGCAGCTGGTTCTAATAATGATACTGTGGATTCATATGCTGTAGGTGAAGATATATTTAGTTTACCAACTGTAGAACCTTACATTATAGATTCGCCTAGTGTTATAGGTGAAGCTAATACTGGATTTAAAACATCTACAATTTTAAATAGAAGAGTGTATGCAGGTAATGTTCAGTATTATAATGAAAAACGTCAATTAGTAACTAAGTCAGATAGAGTCTTAAAGTCATTACCAAATCAATTTGATTACTTTGAAGAACAAAGTTTTATAGATGTTGAAGTAGAAGATGGTGATAGTATTGTTAAATTGGCAAATACGGGTAACAAGTTATTACAATTTAAAAAACAAAATTTATTCATTATTAATGTATCAAGAAATATAGAATTTTTAGAAGCTACATTTGAATACAAAGGATGTCAAAAAGATTATCACGTAGTGCAAGGTGAAGGATTTGTAGCTTGGTTTAATACATATGGTGCTTATATATATGATGGTAATAGAGTATTGGATATACATTTAAACGAAAATGGTCAACCATTATTTGATGACTGGGAAACAAATTACTATCATGATAATAACGTTATTGGGTTTATACCAAAAACAAAGCAGTTGTATATTACCAATACGGTAACTGGTACTAATATATTAATGTTTGATATTAAGTCTCAATCTTGGATTACAAGTGATACTTCTTTAAAAAAATCTATTAGTAATATAATAACAAGAAACGATGGTACATTACAATGGGTTGGTATGATAGGATTGCCATCAGATTCTATGAGATTATATCAATGGAATAATGCATCGTATGGACATAGTATTACTGGCACTATAATGAAAAGTAAAGAGTATGATATGGGTACACCTATGGTACAAAAGAATTTAAATACATTATATATAAACTATAAAAATGGTGCTAATATAACCGTAAAAGGATTTGGTAGTAAAAAAGGTAATGCACCGCTAGGTTTGACTACTATTGGTGGATTAAGTGATACGTCAGGTACCTTTCAGACGCTTAAATTGGCTGTTCCTGACGACTTTAAGAACTTAGTGAGCTTTGGTATAGCATTAGATGCTTCAGGAGCTATATCGAGCGATTTTGAAG